GCTCAATACCTTCCAACTGTTTCATTATGTCGAATTTGAGTTGTTCAATATCTGTAAGAGGAGTATGGAGCACCCGCTCTGTGTCAATACCAAAAGTATCAAAATAAGACTGCGGAGTACCAAACTCTGAATCGTAGAAAATAAGGACTGCTTCATCGTATTTGTCCATGTAAGATTTAGCCATCAACAAACTAAATGCAGTCTTAAAGTGCTTTGATGGACCAGCCCACATTGTAAGACCAGGCGTTAGACCGCCTTCTAATTTACCAGATAGAGCAACATTGACCATAGGAATGGATGTTGTTATCATATCTTTCTCAGTAAAGAATTTTGATTTAGATAGAATTGCACTATCTTTAATCGTAGAATTCTTTTTAATTTTGTCCAATAAACTCATAATTATCCTTTAGAAAAAATCTGCCAGGGAACTTGTCTTCTCAACTTGCCAATCAATACAATCTAAAATGATTTTGATTGGGTCAAGAAACGCTTTCTCAAATTGTAACTCATAATCAATGTAATTGTCAAGTCCAAATTCAGTAGGCAGGCGTGTTGGATACGATATTACCGTATCATTGATTGGATTCGGTTGAATCAAGTAGGTAAATTTTAGTTTCTCGCCTTCTTGAACCTTGGGGTACTTGTTTGTTAAACTATGTTTATTCAACAGGTAATTATACAACAAAGCACCCTTAACGTGAATCGGTGTACCCTTAGTATATATTTGCGCTTTGTCGGTGTATGTCTTCAAACCATTGACCGAACGAGGAAAAGATATTTCTTCAATCGGTAGTGTTCTGAATTCTTTGCGGAAGTCAGCAATGAATTCTTGCACATCATCTTCGGTACCAGTTACCATCAATTTTATAACTTCTTTCATCTTGTCACGAATAGAAGATGGTGTAGAAGACTTTACCATTTCAAGACCCATGACTTTCATCTGAGGCTCGGCATACTGAACACCTTCGTTGTTATACACATTCAGAATGTAGCGTTTCTTTGCTGTCCAAATACCTTTGTTGGACAAGCCTTCACGCTTCATTTGCATTTTTTGGGAATATGCGTTGACATACGTAGCAAGTTCTTGATAACTCTTATCAATATATGGTTGAATCTTATCTTCACAGACACGGTCCATGAAGGAGATAAGTTGGTTAACATCCGTTTTCTTTGAATACACTTTATCAACCAACTCACCAAGGCGGAGATAAATTGAATCTGTGTCTGAGGCAATAACATAATCTACACCATTCGTTTTTAACAAGTCATTCATATACTTATTAATCTTTTCTTCAATCCAACGAATTGAAAGTTGACCAGCGGAAGTAACACCAAGTGCTAGGCGCAAATCATAGAATCGGAAGTATTGTGAACCCATCGCACCATAAGCAGAATTCAATGAAACTTTCTTGGCCAGTTGCAGGTTGTCATACCGAGCAATCTTCTTTTTCAATTCATACTTCTTATTGGCATCTGTTTCTTTTTCGTATTCCTGTTTAGCCGAAATCATCATCTTCTTAAACTTCTTTCGGTCTTCATACATTTCTTCCAACATCTTAGGCAAGAAACCTTGCTTGTCGGTACGGAAGAATTGACCATTCGGAGTAATAGTCACACCTTGCATTTTTGAAGTATCAACTTCTTTGGTCAGCATCTTTTCAACATTAACACCATCAGAAATCATCTGACGCATGTTGGCATCATAATCTTTCACTTCAACGATTGTTTCTGGTGAAATATTGTACTGCATCATCAAATGCGGATACAAAGAATTCAAGTCAAACGATGCAATATAATTATGCACACCAACTTGTGGATCTTTTACATACGCACCTTCAAAAGCACCATCTTTAACGCTTGTCTCATTAGGAGGCACAACGATGTTTCGTTCAAGCAAATAGTTATAGATGATAGCATCCCACATCCTAGTTTGTGTAAACACATCACCATAGTTAGACTTGGTATCATATGAAAGTGTCAAAGATAATTCAATCAACTTTAACTTAGCTTCCAATTCAACAATCAACTCAACGTCAACGATGTTATACTCAATAAACTTTTGATAGTTTAATCTATACAACTGATGCAAGTTTTCAAATTCATCATAAGAAAGTTTTTTCTTACCTAGTTCAATGTAGGCAATATTGTCCAAGCGATATGAATCTTGTGACTTACCACCAGGAGCAAACCATTTGTATAATTCAATGTAGTCTAGTGATGAAATACCATAGATTTCATACGAGATTAATTCACGACCTTTGATATTAGTCTTTCGTTCTTGCACAATTCCCCATGGTGAAAGATACTTCATTTCATCTTCACCAAGAATCTTAACAAAACGATTAATCAAATATGGAATATCAAAGAAGCGAGTGTTCCAACCAGTAATGATATCTGGCGTATTGTATTTCCAATCGTCTAGGAATCTTTTGCACAGGTCATATTCATCCCTGCACTTTATGTAAGTAACATCATCACGGTTGTTATTAAAACTGCCGCAACCATATACTTTCATATCACCATCAAGTGTCTTTACGGCAATCGCTGTGATTGGCTCATTTGCTTGGTATGGGTCAGGAAAGCCATTTTCGGAGCCGACTTCAATATCAATGACTGCAATGTTAATCTTGGCTTGGTCCCAATCAATTGCACCTTTGAATTCATCAGCAATATAGGCATATTCATATCTTGTGTTACCATAAATCTTAAAGTTTTCAACATCTTCATATCGTTTAATGAAGTCTCTACAATCACGAATTGAACCCATGGGAACTTCATCCAGGTATTCACCATGGAGAGTTTTCCATTTTGTTTCTTTCTTGGAAGGCAAAAACATTGTAGGCGTGTAACCCACGCGGAGTTTTACACGCCTACCGTTTTCTACGCCTCTGTAAAGAATGTTGTTGCCAACACAAATTACATTAGTGTAAAAATCACTCATTAAAATTTAGGAATAGAAGATGCGATTTGAATGCCAGAACCAAACACTTGATTGTATTGATTATGCAATTCGGGTGCTGGTGTAGTTATAGTAAGAATGTCCGATGAAGAAAATTTAATACCGACATTAAATTCTTCACAGAAATCTAAGAATGGTGAGAAGCCCATCATTGGACCATCTTTGGTTGGCTGTACAATAACCTGAACAGGTTGCTTTACAGTATATTCACCACCGACATATTCAACATCGCCGATGATGGTTTGATTTGTTTTAAAAGTAAGGAGTTTCACACTCATACTTTGATCCTTTCTTCTGCAAAAAAGGTTTTCAATGTTACCCACTTCTTGGGGAACAACATTTCACGACCGCGGAAGTCGGCCATGTCTAGGGTTGGGTCATTAACTAGACCAACGAGTTCAACCATATTGTCAAACTCACGCAGAAACAGGTCATACTTGTATGCCTGAAGTTTGTTTTCAACTGCCATTTGATAGGCGAGTTTTGATGTATTGATATTACTCAATTTCAATATTACTCCATTGTTTAAGTTTTAGAAATTTGTTTTGCTTTGCTAACATCAATTCTTTCCAATCAACGCCAACATCTTTCTTTACAAGCAAATCAATCATAGCTAGAAGGTCACCCAATTCTTCCTGCAACATTTGAATGTTTGTTCGGTCTTTACCAGGTTTTAATTGGTCAGGACCAAAGCGAAAACATTTGCTTATTGCTTGAGTGACTTCTGCACATTCTTCTTGCAGAATTAAAAGAATTTCTCTAGTATCTTCATCCATAACGATATTATATCACAGTTTAATGAAAGGTGCAAGTACTGGAGCACTCCATCCTTCAGGTTTCATAACTTTACCTGATTCATTCTTAATAACTTTACCAGTCACAGAATCAATCTTGCATAGATTGCTACGAGCAACTTCGGCCCAAGCACCAGGTACTTCAAAGCCTTTCATGCGACAGTAACCTAGAATAACCCAAATCATGTCCATACATGCATCTAGTTGTTCTACATCATCTTTGGCTTTAAGTGCGTCTTGAAATTCCCAGAATTCCTCATTAATGAGGTTACGGTAAAGACTAATGTTCTCTATACTGGGAACTTGGTCACATGCGTCAATAAAAATATTAACGTCTTTATTCATATCAGTCATAATATATCCTATTGGTTGCAGGCCGCGGAGTTGCACCGGAACTGAGGATTATGAGTCCTCTGTGATACTGTTTCACCAACCTGCTTTATATTTAGTTTTCTTTAGAAAATCTTTGAAGATTCTCCAGTATCTTTGCCAACGAGTTTCAGTAATCTTACTTACAATAACTTGCCCATCAACATAGTCAATGTTCAATAGGTCATTTGTTTTCCAACCCATTTCTTTCATAAGTTCATCTGGCAATTCAATTATTGCATCACCATTTTCACAAATCTCAATGACCTGTGATGTATAAATTTTACTCATATTTTTTCTACCTTAACGGACGCTTTTTGTAAAAAATTGATACCATCATCGCTACGATAAGAGTTCCTATATAGAACACTGTTAATGCCACTTTGGTATATAAGTTTGGCACACTCCAAACATGGAGCATGGGTAATAAACATAGTAGCACCCAAACCAGATTGTGTAGACTTAGCAAGTTTTGCAATCGCATTAGTTTCCGCATGTAATACCTCTGGTTTGGTTGTTAGTTTATAACGAAGCCATGGAAGGTCTTCAGTTTTTGGTAACTGTTGTTCACTCCATGGCCACTGTTCTTCAATTTCTTCAGGAGACAACCAACCACCTGCTGTTTGGTCCATATATTCTTTATCTTCACAGTTGTTATCCCAACCAGATGGCATACCATTGTATCCAATACTAATGATTGTATTATCCTTTACGACAACACAACCAACTTTCAAACGGCGGGCTGAAGATAACTTAGCGTAAACTTCAGCCGCTTCCATGTGAGCGGTATTAAACTTGTTCAAGTTTTGCCTTCTGTTTCTTCTCATGCACAACAGGTTTATTGCCAACAAGTTGTGCGTGAATCATAGCATTCTTGTACGAATGCCTCTCAAATGGATTAACCATAGTAGCCATACGGCGTTTAACACTACGATTAATTTTAAAGTTAGGACCAGGTTTCATATCAAATCTCCAAAAATTTAAGTTCAAATCTATCTGCACGGTCTTCGTAACGAATGTAACCACGTGGATTGCAAACGATTCTTGTGCTACCAATCATGTAATCAAAGTCTTCATGCGTATGCCCATGAGTCCATAGTTTAATTTGTGGATGGTCAATGATAAAATCATCCAAATCGGAACTATAGCCACCATTCATAACAACTTCTTCTTTATACCGAGGATGGGTTGACTGTTTGCTAGGTGAATGATGCCCAACGACAACAAACTTTTGTTCCCATTTACCTTCAATCATAATGCGGATGTAGTCCATCATTTGCTTATGGTCTTCAACAGCATCTTCTGGTGTGAAACGAGCCGCACGTTGTTTGAAGATGGGCTTTTCCCTATTGTCTACACCATGGATCTGTTCGTATGATTTAAAATTTACCATGCGGTGACTGTTGTCCACACAACGGAAGTCATTCATCATACCTGGCATTTGCATGAGTGTGATTGGATCTTCTTTGTTCATATCTGTCCACAAAGTACCACCGATGAATGTTACATCATCAAGAACAAAAGTATCTTTGTCTAGGATATGGAGATTGCGTATATAAGACAGCCTATCACGCAAAGTTGTAAGAGTGTGCCGATAATCACCGTTATAGTGTTCATGGTTCCCCATAATATAAATGACATGCGGAAATCTTTCAGCGCATTCACTAAAGAATTTATGGTAAATTTCTGAACGAACATTCGCATCAAAGAATCCAATATCATCTTTTTTCATCAAATCTCTAGCTACGCAAATATCTCCAGAGAGAATAAGAACATCAGCGTTCTCGGTATTCTCAAAAGAGATTTCACCAAACTCAAGGTGTACATCAGATGCTAGTGCAATTTTCATAGTTTACTTTCTGCCTTCAAGTGCTTATTATAACACAAGAAGGCAGATTTTTCAGGTAATAATCAAACTTTTTCTTGAAGAAGTTGTGGCTTACTTACAGTATTGATAGCAATCTTTACCGGTAATTTTTCAACTGGTACAACATTGACTAGTTTTACAGTAAGAATACCATTCTCCAAACTTGCACCATCAACTTGCACAGTATCAGCCAATGTCACAGTTTTCTTAAATGAACGTGTGCCAATACCACGATGTAAATAGTTTCTGGTGTCACCAAGGTCTTTTTCACCTTTGATTGTCAAAGTATTTTTCAACACCTCAATGGTAACTTCACTTTCGTTAAAGCCAGCAACAGCCAATTCAACAAGATAATTATTCTCGTCAACTTTGACAATGTTATGTGGTGGGAAAGTGGTAGGTTTTTCCGTTAGCATAGTATCAAATGTATCAAGAAGGCGGTCAAAGCCAACAACGGAAGGATATAGATGTGTGAATTTTAATGTCATAAAGTTCTCCTTTAAAAGCAAGTTAAAAAAATGTTACCCCGAAGGCGTAACTTCCAGCTTACCTTATACTGGTCCAAACTATCGTGTCGGAGGTGTAATTACACGGACGCCTTATACCGTAGCATCAAACAGCCCTAAGGTGGGTACAGTTATTTATACAACTTTACGAAAGCCGCATTGTTTACAAAGTATTTTCTTTGTGGTTCTTCCGGCTTGTAAACTTGAATAAATGTCATTGTACTGTCAACTCTTTTCTCATACAAATTACTGGTACAAACAATCTCACCAGTGTAGATGTTTTTCAACTCTGTAATTTTTTCTTTCACTTTTTTCATAGTTTACCTCAATCATTCTTGAGACTTCTTTCCGATGTTATACTTGCTGACTAGTTCCCATTCATCTTTTTCTTTATAAGATATAATCTTAATTTGATGGATAGGTGCAATCTTGTCTACCATAATTTGTGGATTAACAATCTTAACTAGACCCCATTCTTCCAATAGTTTAGCAATAGCATTCCGTCTTTCAATATCATTATCTATGATGCTAGAAGGTTTACCATCTAGCGCAAATAGTTCTTTGAAGTGTACAATATAGTATTGACCCTTCTTGTGTAGGATGTGGCAAGACTGATATAGAACCCGTTCTTTACGTGAGGATACACCAATTCTGGTTAGTGTCTCTCTTACTTTTAAGAAGTCATCGTGTTCGTTTAGCGTCACCTCAACAAAGGTTGATAAGTCGACCATTTCATTTCCTTAATCCACCGATATCGGTTTTTTCTTTTAGTTCTTGGATTTGTTCATCGCTAAGTAGGCGCAAGGCATCACGGGCTTTAGAATCGGATAGACCGAAGTATGTCTTTACACATGCTATATCTTCACTTTTTTCAGCCTTAACCCACTTATTGAAAGGTCTTTTCTTGGACCTAACTATATTTAGTAAATAGTCAT